ATGATCGGCGCAGATGAAACAGTGGTGCTGGACAGGCACTGGAACGCCGCCTTTGTTGGCAGCGCCACCGGCGCGGCGAAGTTCATGGCCGATGCGCAAGCACTCGGCTTCAGCGTTGCCGGTGATCAGGTGATGGCCACGAAGCGGGAACTGGAGGCGGCGTTCTTCACTCCTGTGGGCCGCGCGCTTCGGTCTAAGGGTTGTGACCACGATTGGCGTCCGATCCCGATGGAGGGACCAAAGATGAAATGCGGCGCCTGCGGGCGGGAGGAATACTGATGAGCCCCGATGACGCCATGCAAGCCCGCTACGACTCGTTTGACGATGCTGTTCGTTCCGGCATGTGCCCGCACTGCCAAGGCGACGACCTACACCGCCCACGCCCGTTCTGCGACTGGCACGAGGACCGGGGTGATGTGCTCTGGTGGCGCATCCCGATCTGCGAGGCGCCTTATGTGGGCAGCCCGCTTGATATGGGCTTTACGGTCCCGATCAACATTGAGGTGGCGGGCAAGACCTTCGACACGCTGCGCATCGATGTTGGCGGTTGGCCATTCCATTCATCGGATCATGCGCACCTCTGGTGGACGCCGCTGCCGGATGCCAAGCGTATTGAAGATCAGGTGCCGCTGTGAGCGCGACCCCGGCCCTCCACCCCGGCCAAAAGGTCATCGCTCACAGCAACCGCTGGACGCCGAACGGATGGGAGCCGGTCGCGGATATCGCGACGGTGCTCGACCCCTGCGTTCAGAACGACCCTGACTATGCCGGCGACGTCGAGATTGCGATCGAGGGCGTGCTCAATCGGGTGTTTGTGTCGCGGGCTAGCGTTGAGGTGGTGATGTGAGCCATCTCCCCACCACCCCGCTCTACCTCCAGATCGCCACCACCAGCTTGCCCTATCCCGGCGAGGAACTGGCATCGCGGATCTACCGCGAGGCGATCGAGCGCTACGACCGCGAGACCGGGCGTGGTGGCGCCTCGACGGTCCCGGAGTGCCGGATCACGACCGGCAGCGGCGAGGTCGTCGGGCATGTCTCCTACAACGGCAAGGTCTGGGCTGGTGCGCCCGATGCTTGGCGGGCTGGCGATGTGGCGGTGTTTGTGCCGGGGGTGGCGTGAGCAAAATATATCATCTGGATTGGCCCGACCGATTCCCCGGCGCAGCAGATTGCCCGGTGCTGATCGGCTGCGAAGAAAGCGGGACCGTCCGTGACGCGTTCCTGGCACGCGGCTTCGATGCATGGTCATGCGACCGCGCGCCTGACCGGAACGGCAGCAATCGCCATATCCGCGGTGACCTGCGCGACCAGCTAGGCAAGGGCAGGTGGCGCCTGATCATTGTGGCGCACCCGCCATGCACCCGGCTCTGCAACAGCGGCGTGCGCTGGCTCAGCGAGCCGCCGACGAAGCTCAACCCCGCGCATTATACCTTGGACGAGATCGGGGCCTATGAACTGATGGACCGCGATGCTCGCCTCGAATTCATGTGGGCATCGCTGGACGAAGGCGCGCGGCTTTTCTCGGATGTCTGGAATGCAGATGCCGAGCACGTCGCGGCGGAGAACCCCGTTATGCACCGCCATGCGAAAGAGCGGATCGAGAATTACGAGCCTGCTGCACAGACTGTTCAGCCGTGGTGGTTCGGAGATCCGCAGTTCAAGGGCACAGGCTGGTATCTGCGGAAGCTCCCCAATCTCGTGCCGACCAACAAGCTCAAGCCGCCAGCAAAGGGGACCGATGAGCACAAGGCGTGGTCTTTGGTGCATCGCGCCCCACCCGGGCCGAATCGTGCCCGCGATCGGTCTACGTTCTTTCCCGGCATGTCGGAGGCGTGCGCTGATCAATGGGGCCGGCATGTTCTCGGCCTGCCGCCAGCGTTCGAATTGGAGATGGCCGCATGACGTGCCCAACCCCCTGCGCCCGGGCCATTGATTTTCTGGAAGGAGAGAAGGTGTGAGTGACAACGCCACCATCGACAGCGCCGATTACAAGCACACGTTCTACGGCATTCTCAATGCACAGGGCGAGTTCTGGACTCCGTTGGCATTCCATAGCGAGCAGAAGGCCGAGGAACACATCGCGGGATTTTGGCATGCAAATGAGCAAGAGCGCGCGCTGTTCAGATCAAAACGCTCGATCGTGCCGGTTCGCATCCAGTTGACGGCACTCCCCACCCCCAAGGAGACGATATGACCGAGGATGTTACACGCCCCGCGACCCTCGATGACCAAGCGATCCGCGCCGAGATAACCCGCCAGATCAACTGGTATGAGGCAAAGGGCCGCGAGATGAAATCGCGGGAATACCAACTGGCGTTTGCCTTGGTCATCGGCGCAACCACGGCGCTGCGGGACTTGCTCGAGAAGCTGCAGGCCCTCGCCGAGATCGAGCGGGTTAAGGGAGAGGGTAGGTGAGGATCGCGGCACACCATCGCGCCGGCACTCCGGAGCATCGCCTCTCCGAACTCCTGGGCCGCACGCAGCAATATACCCCGGCCTGCGCGTGGCCGGATGACTGTATGGTCCAATGGGGCCACGGCATCGTTTCCGCCGTGCCGTTCTTCGAGGCATTCCCGCCTGGCACGTTCATTCGAGGTGAGGGTGCCTCGATCGCCGAAGCCGAGGCAAAGGCGTTCGCGCAATATGAGAGCGAGTTTCAGTGCCACCACGTCTGGGGGCGGCATCATGCGCGGCGGGGCACCTATCTCAACGGTGCAGGCTGGTGCCGGAAATGCGGAGCGTTCCGCGGCAAGATGTTCCGCGAGGTGGTGGTGCTCGGCCATTGGCGGAAGCCGCTGGGCCGATGGGAAGCCGACTGGCTCAATGACCTCGAGACGGACCATGACATGAACGAGCACATGGACCGCAAATATCCCGAGGATGCGCCCGGACGTCGGAAGAGCGCGAGGGTGAGGATCGCGAGCAGCTTCTTCATCGGGGGTCCTTTGGTCATGGCTTGGTGCACGTCTTCAGCGCCGCCATCGCCCGGTCGGCAAAACCGCCGGGCCCGGAATATTCCGCCAGCTTGAGCGCGAGCTCGGCGGCGAGCGCGACGCCATCGGTCGGCAGCTTGGCGAGCGGCGCAGGGCGTTGGGGAATCGTCGCCTGACACGGGCGCTGCACCTCGACCGTGCGGGTGACGGTATGCACCTCGACGGCGGGTGGTGGTGCGCTGTCGGTCGCGCATCCGGACAGGAGCACGAGGGTTGCGATTCCGAGGTATTTCATGGTAGAGTTCCCTTCCGCCACAGGATGAGCGTCAGTGATGCTGCGGTGGAACATACGGCCCTTGCGATACCCACCAGATCGCAGTTGTCCCTACCCGTGAGGATGGGAGGCCGCCGCAGCATCACAACCCCTCCAGCGACGCCAGCAGGGCATCGGGCACCTTGCAGGCCGGTTTCAGCGCCGCACCATCGCGGATGCCCTCCAGCGTGCCCCGGCGGTTCGCATCAGCCTTCTGCGCCGCGTCTGCCTTGCTGACATCCGTCGCGTCCTGGACCTTGCTGTCGGCCAGCGCGCGGGCGCGGGCATCGCTCTCCGCATTCTTGGCGCGGATGATAGCTTCCAGATCGGCGATCGATGTCCGCTGAATCGCGTTGGCGGCTAAGGCGCGATCGGTGTTGACCTTCTCGGCCGCAACCCCCGCCGCATAGGCGATGTCATGCGCACGCTTCTCCCACCCGGTGTGGATGTGCCAGAGCAGCAGCACCGCCGCGATGATAGCCAGCGCATACCAGACCTTCGGCGGGATCGTGCGGGCGAAGGCGAGCGCGGATTTGAGCCAGCCGCCGAGGAGGAGGCGGATTGCGAGGAGGGTCATTGTGTCGTCTCCGTTGCATCAGGTGCCGGCGTCACGCTCACCGGATCAGCCGGCGTCCCGGTGGGCGAATCCGCGAGCAGCTTGTCCTTGTCGCTCGATCCCTTCGACGACCCGAAGAAATAGCCCACGACGAGCATGGTGATGTTCTTCAGCGTTTCCTCGATCCCGTTCGTCCAGTGGAAGCCGAGCGCGTAGCCGAAATAGACGACGACAGCGGCAGCGAAGACGAGGCGGGGCCAGTCGCGGGCTTCGGTGTTCATGCCCAACCTCCCGCCTGAAGCGCGACCTGGAATTGCATCGCGTATCCGGCGATTTCTCCAGCCGCGTCCGTGCCATTGATGATGCGCCGGGCCTGCGTGTACGCCTCGACCGTCGCCGGCCCGCTGCCGGGCAGATAGCTCGCGAAGCTCTTGCCGGTGAACCAGCCTTCCTGCATCCCACGGCGCATGATCTTGGCCGCGACGTCATCGCCGAGCGCCAGCTCGGGATGGGACACGATGTCGACGCCGATCTTCGCGAACGCCTTGGTGTAATTCTTGCGGCCGGTGATCTGGACGTAACCGCGGCCATGGAACTTCACGCCGTCGCCGGGCTGCGTGTTGCCGAGCTGGCGCGCGATATCAGGGCGCTGCCCCTGCGGGTCGTAGCGCCGGAAGAAATAGGCGTTGCCGCCCATCTCCTCGATCGGCTGCATGGTGTGCGCCGTCTCCTTGTAGGCGGTCGCCAGCGCGTAGGCACACCACGACAGCGGGGCGCCCGCCATGGCGTCGAGGATCGCGGAACAGCCGGTGACCTCGCTCGGGGTCAGCGTCGGGCCGAGCAGCCCCTTGCGAACCGCATCGAAGAAGCGGGCGTTGCTGTTCATCGCGCCGCACCGGGCGCGCGGGGACGAATGGCTCTGGCATCCATGATGGTTCTCCAGCGATGTGAGGGGTAGGGCCGGCGACTCAGCCGTTCTTTTTCTTGATCTCGTAGTGGACCGACCCAAGCGCCTCGATCGCGGCGGCAGCCATGGGCGCCAGTACGGGGTGCTTGCCCTCTTCGCGGATCGCGGTGGTCTGAAGCTGCGTGAACTGCTTGCGCAGCCCCGCGATCACCTCATCCCGCGCCTCGACGGTACGCGACAGCTCCGCGATCTTGACGTCCTGCTCGTTGATGCGGGCGACCAGGCGCTCCTGCCCGGCCATGCAGTCGTCATGCCGCTTGTCGGCCGAGGCGAGTTGCTTCTCGAACCGCTCCGTCGCCGAGGCGAGCAATTCGCCCATGCGGTGTTCGATGTTCGACTGCCGGTTGGAAATCGCATCGATCAGGGACGGAAGGACCTTCCACCACGTCAGCAGGCCACCGATGATCAGCGTCACGGTCGTGGTGTAGCCGCCGAGCCCTTTCAGCCAGTCAAGGTCGATCCCTGTCATGGTCAGCGCCGCCGTCGTGCTTGGCGTGCCGGCGTTGCCAGAGCCGTACCCAGACCATTCCGGAGGCGGCGATAATTATGAGCGACCACATCCCCGACACCTCGGCCTCCGATCATGAGGAAGCAGGCGATCTGCCCCCAGAAAAACAGATCCAGGAATTGGGTATATGGATCGAACCCCCCGCCGAATATCTGGTGCGCGGCGTGGCGGCAGACCTGCACCGCGAGGCAGCACCAGAGGACCAGCGCCCAGCCGCGATTATAGGCAATCGCGACAACAAGTGCTGCTGCAACAGCATCCACAACGGGCCAAATATCCTCCGATGGGATGCCGATTCCGACCGCCTTCAGCGCGAAATGCAGCGCGAACGGCGTCCATGATGTGACATAGACCAGCCAGTCGGCGGCGATCACCGCCCAACAGGACAATGCCTGCCGGCGCTGTTCGTCCGGCGCGTGCCAGGCGAACAGCAATGCCAGCAGGATCAGCCCGAGATTCGGGAGCCATTCCGCCAGCATCATGCAGGCGGCTTCGAATGACCGCCGCCGCCGCTCTGCCCGGTCGGGTCGGTACCGGTGCCGCACTGCGCATCATAGACCGCCTGCGCACTGGCGCGGTCGAGCGGACTGTTTCCGGGGTCGGCGATGAAGGCGAGCAGCTGCTCGCAGGTGTAGCCGGTGAAATCCATTGGCCTTGCTCCTTCGGGGTGATGGGAATATCTTGCCGCGATGGCATTCCTACGAAAGCTCTGGCGCGCCCTGACGCGCAAAACCCCCGCCGGCACGTGTCCGGACTGCGGCAAGCCCGTGGCTGCCGGGCTCATCCTTCATGAGGAATGCGCGGATTTGCGGATCTGGTAAGGCTAGTTCGACCCGCCTCAGCAGGGAACCTACGTGAAAAATCGCACAGGCTGTCTGATCGTCTTCGGCATCATACTTGCCGCCCTCCTGCTCTATGGCGTCGGCAAGTCAGCCGGAGAGGGTGGCAATGCAGCAGAGGAATCGCGGCCACCTTCAATGGCCGGTTCCAATATAGCAGCAGCCTCAGTCCCTGAGGATGACCGCCCGCTCATCCCCGGCGGAACTCAAAGCGTACAACAGATAGATGCCTATCTTCATGCCCAGCTGGCGGCTGCGAACTATAATAGACTATGCATCCGCAATGTTGTCCGGCAGGCCGATCCTTCAGCGCGGCGCGGCGACGTGATCGAGGCAGCGCTTCAGGCATGCCGGAGTCTTGGGCAGCAAGCAGCCGATTTCGCCCGGAGGGTCAGCCCTATGGCGCCCACGTATTCCGATGATCGCGAGCGCCAGACTATCCGCGAGGTTATCCGCGAGGAAATCGGTCCGCCATAGAATCAGGCTGGCTTTGCCTTGACCGTCACCTGTACGCCAACGCCCACACCGGATACACCTCCTGCATCTGGCAGCGTATCGACCCATCCGCTGACTGCGGCAAACACCTCGTCGCCATCGCCGGGATCGACGCACAGGGCGATGAATGCCGATGCCGCTGCCTCCACCTGCGCGCGATCGGCGGCGAAATCTGGTTGATCCGCAACGACGCTGTCGAGTTCAGTGGCGATCATGGCGAGCGCACCGGCCTTGCTGTCGGCGCGGACGTTGAATGAAAAGCTCATGGCTCAGATATCCTTCGTGTTCATATGCTGTCTTCAGTCGCTTTTTACCGCTGCCAGAACCATGCTCTTCCAGAGCCAGGGCAATCGGCCGACGCCTGCGAATTTTGTTACCCTGAAGCCCTGCCGCTCAAGCGCCGCAGTCAGCGTCGCCCGGCTCCAGAACTTGATATGGCCACCGTGCCAGCTGACCGTGAAATGCCGGTCCCATGCGCCGAGCAGCCCGAACACGAGGTTCTTGAGATAGCCATGATAGGGCGTCGAGATCACGAGTGTCCCGCCGGGCTTCAGCGCGTCCCAGCAGTAGCGCACGAGTTCATGCGGGGCATACAGATGCTCGATGACCTCGGTTGATACGACGCAATCGAACGTCTCGGCCGGCGCATCTGCGAAGTTCCCGACTTTGAAGCGGATGCCCGGGAACTTACGACTGGCGATCTCGATCCCGCCCGCATCTCCGTCCATGCCCGTCACCGCGAACCCACAGGCCGCCAGGCTGGATGCCAGCACACCATTGCCACATCCGGCATCCAGAACCGTCCTAGGGGCAGCGCTGCGCACCATATCGATCACCGCGCGGTGGAGATAAGCGCCGGTGTGCGGCGCGTGGTCAGTCCAGCCGTATCGAGCGATTTGCTGCATGTTGTCCCCGGTGACGTTCTGGATGCGGCTAACACATCGCCGGGGTTGGAGAAAGTGGTCGGTTAGATCATCAACGTCTGCAGGGCGGCTTGGTAAACCGGAGCGACAAGGGTGTGGACAGCATCGGTCCAGTGCAGGCCGTCCAGCGTGTTCGGGACCCCGCCCGGCGCGTCGGTGGCGAATGTCTGACTGGCGATCAGCGGCAGCGTGTAGATGTCCGAATAAGCATCGAAATTGCCGAGCGCAAACTCCGAGACAAGCATCGCACGGAATGTGTCAGCCTGGGAGTTCGTGAACGTCCCGCCCGTGCGATAGGTCGGGGGCTGCACCAAAATCTTGGCCCCGGCAGCGCGCACTTGAGACCAGTAGGACCGCAGCGCGGTCTGCGTCGGGAGCCCGTTCGCGCCAATCATCATCGTGAGGATTGGGCGACCGCCCATAGCTACGACGGCGCGGATCATCTTCAGGACAAGCGACAAGCGACCAGTCATCGGCGTTGCCGCATCCAGCGTCGACCCGGAGGCGGCCGTCATCCGCCAGAATGGCTTGAGGCCCATGGTATCGCGGGCCTTGAAAGCATAGGTGCTGGTTGTGCCCGCCGTGATGCTGTCGCCCTCGGGGATCACGAAGTTCCAAGTTTGGAACGTGTCGCCCATGACCAAGTGCCTGTCGCGCACGTTCTTGCAGGCTTGAGTCAGGGCGTCGTCAGAGAGTGCCGTCGAGTAAATCAGCGGGATACCCACCCGGCCATTGAACGGCTGGCTGTCTAGGTATCCCCCGCCTCCCCAATTGGCGTACGGAATCGTAAATGGGGTCGACGCGGTCGTATCTTCTGCGATCTGAACGCCGTTTAAGTGCAGCGAGCGGCCGGTTGGGCCGAACCGGACAGCCCCGATCACCCAACCCTTCCCCGTGATCGGGCCGCCGACATAACTGGTCAGCCGTAGGCCATTCGCATTCAGGTCAAGGCTGCTGCCCTGCGTGCCGATGACAACGCCATTGCCATTATAGCCGGTGAGACCTCCCAACAGCGGCGCAAACAGCACGCCGCACGCGTTGGCACCTTGCGCAACATCCTCCCGAAGCGCGCAAATCCATGTGCCTTCCGTGAAGGTCACGCCATTGTCATCACGGGTGGAAAGGGGGATGCGCCCGATGAAGGGCGATACGACGGAATTTCCGGTGCCGCGCGTGATCGCGCCCGCCTTGGTGATGCTCGTGCGCCGGATTGCAGTTCCCACTCGGGAAGGCTCGGCCGCCGGGATGCTTTCCCCATCCAGGTATATCTGCACATCTTCGCGGAAGATCACGTCGAGCGGGAAGGCATCGGCGCTGTTCCAGATATTGACGTTGTTGTTGATCGTCGTGGTGCGGCTGAAGCTGACCGTCGTCCAAGCGCCTTCGGTGATCGCATAGACATCCATGAAGCTCGGGTAGAGCCCCGCCGTGATGCTCTGGTTACCCGCTCCCGGGGTGCTCTTGATCAGGAACTTGCCCTTGATCAAGCCGGCCGCAAGCGCTGCGGAAAGCGAAAAAAGCTGGTTGTGCGCAGACATCTGCAGGCGATGAACCGCAAAACCGCTGTCGGTCGCATAATTCTTGGTGAGCACCCCGCCATTGGTGACGTTGTATTGCTCCGCGCCGCCAGGATGGGCGTTATGCGTCACCGTCGCGGCCATGCTGGTCGGCACGTACCGATCATCGGTGATGGCCGCCATCACCGGGTCAAGCGATACGATCGGTGCGGAAGGCAAGAGCGTGACCGCGCCAGGCGCGGAAAGCAGCGCGATCTTCTGGCCGAGCGCGACGCCGCCATTCGAAAGGGTCTGCGACTGCAAGGCCAGCGCACCGGCAACGTTCGTGTAGGTGTTGAACCCGAGCCCATCGCCCATCGACACATTGACCGACTGACCATCGACGCTGTTCGGGCCAATGATTGCGGTCGCCGAGGCGCCGGTGAGCCCGGATGATGCGGTGAAGACGAGGGTTGGCGCGCTCGTGTAGCCGCGCCCCTTCGCGAGCCAGATGATCGAGGTCAGCGCGCCGCCGGAGACGACGAATTGGAAGGCGGCACCGGAGCCGGCACCGCCAGTGAGCGAACCGAGAAACGTCCCGTTCGTGCCGCCAGAGCCGCCGGTGATCGCACCATTGCCGATGACGCCATTCGACAGGGCATCGACAACGCTGGCGGAAATGACGGTCGTCGCGTTTGCTGCCAGGAGGCCGGCTGCGGCGGTGATCGAACCGATATTAGTCGCCACCGTAGTAACATTGGCCGCTATCCCGGCCACCGTCGTCACGTTCGCCGAAATGCCGGAAACAGTAGAGACGGCAGCGCTGATGCCAGAAACGGTGGAAACAGCAGCGCCGATGCCCGCCACGGTGCTGATGTTGGCGTTGTTGGCCGCCACAGCATTGATATTGGTTAGATTTCCCGCAACCGTGGTAATGGCTGTCACCGCCCCGGCCACGGCACTGATATTGGTGCCGTTACCAGCGACGGAGTTGATATTCGTGGCGTTCGCCGCGACCGCGTTGATATTCGTGGCGTTGCCAGCTGCGGCGGTGATCGATCCGGCGATCGGCCCGAGAGTGGCGATTTCCGTGGCAACGGCAGCGACGGTTGCAACAGTTGCCGCGTTCGAAGCGACCGTCGACACCGATGGGGCAATGAGGGCCACCGTCGTGACGGACGAGGATACCGAGCCGACCGCCGTCACCGAAGCGGAGATGCCAGCCACGGCGGAGATGCTGCCGGTGATCCCGGAGACGATGCCGATGTCCGTAACCGCCCCTGCGACAGTCGCTACATTCGCGATTCCACCAGCCACGGTACCGATCGTATTCGCGCCGGCCAGATCATTCCCGACCGCGATCAGGTCAGGATTGGTGGTAACCAGAGCCACCGCATCGTCGAGCACCGCCTTTTTGACGTTCACGGCTCCGGTCAGGGCAGTCGTCGCGGCAGTGGCATTCTCGAGAGCAACAATCGCATCATCCAGGGTGGCGGGCATTATGGGTTCCTCATGCGAAAGCGAGACCATCGACGATCATCTGCTGTGTCGCGATGATGTCGGCGGAGATGTTGGCGAGGGCGGCAACGATATTGGCCGTCGCGCCGGCAGCCGCGATGACCGCGTCGATGTTTGTCGCCACAGCCGTGACGTCGGAGATCGAGCCGGCAACGGTCCCGACCGCCAGGATAAAGCCTGCCACCGTGTCCACATTGGCGATCGAGCCGGCGACGAGGCCGACATTGGTGATCGACGCACCGACATAATTGACGTTCGCGAGATCGGCGGCGACCGCCGTGACCGAAGTGATGCTGCCTGCTACTGCCCGAACATCAGAGATGTTATCCGCGACAATGATCGTTTCAGGCTCGACAAGCGATGTTGGCGTGCCCCATGCCCCGGCGGCCTTTGGGCCGTAGATCTGGCGCGATGTGGTGTCGAAATAATAATCCCCGGCGTTGCCAAGGCTGGACGCAGGGGAACCAGCCCCCTTCAGGAGTTGCGAGCCCTTTGGCCCACGAGCGCCCGCGCCGGACAGATCGACGATGACCGTGCCAGTTGGAAAGCTCATGCGGTCACGCCTTCGTAGAGAGTGAATTCGCCCTGCATCACCGGCCCGAGATCGTCGCCATCGGTATCGACCACGACGAGATCATAGGTGAAGACCGAGGCGAGCGGCGGCGGGACGATCTCAGGCAGGGCCGCAAGCGCCGCCTCTTCGATCCTGATCGAGATCAGTCCTTCGGCCGCGCTGATGATGCAGATGCCCTGGACATCGCCTGACCCGACCGTCGCGAGATCGATCAGCGGCGATCCCGGATCACCGGCATAGCCCCGGATCTGCATGCGGAAGCTGTTGCCGGTGATGTCGAGCGGGGCACCGTCGATGCCGAACGTATAGGTTTCGGCGAAGACGGTATTTCGATAGGCGCACAGATCCCATTGCGCAGGCGTCATGCACGGGCCTTTCGATTCTGAGTACGGATCAGGCGGCCGGCGTGTCAGGCCAGACCGGATCGATGAGATCGACCGCGCGGACCGCAGCACGGTAGGCGATCCATACCTCCCGGTCTGGCTCGTCCTCGGCGACGCGCCATGCGGTATCGCGCAAGGCGGCATCGCGGAAACGCCCGGTCTGCGCGGCGCGCTGCTCCGGTGATAGGGGCGGGCGCTCCACCGCAACCGGGGCGCCATCCTTGCCCGGCACGATCATCTTGCCCATGCCCTGCGCCGCTATGAGATCGCGGTGGGCATCATGCCCGATCTCGATCGCATCATCGGGCATGGCGGTACCGTGAACGACATCGTGATAGAAGCCGCCCGTCGATGGCGAGTAGTAGACCGAATCCGGCGCGGGCTCGGGCGCGATGGCTTCCACGGCCCCGGCCCCATCCGTCGCGGTCTCCGGCTCCGGTGCATCGATCATGATCACGTCGTTTTCCGGCTTCGCCACGCTCAATACCCCCATGCGATATAGGACATCTTCGAAACCGTACCCGTCCGCTGGCCGCCGCCCGCGAACTGAAGATACAGGCTCACACCCGTCGTCGAGATCGAGCTTTCATCGACCTGCCCCCACATATCCATGTTGACGTTGGCGGACGGGAGATAGGTTCCGGGGACAACGCCGAGGCAGGCGGTCGGGAAGGATGTGGCGAAACTGAGCGCATAATTTCCCTCGAAATTCGAGCCGACATAGACATATCCGAGCTGGATCATCCCGCCGCCCGGCAGCAGGAAATAGGTCGCCGAGCCGATGCTGCTCGCAAATCCCAGCCAGGTCAGGACCGCAGCACGGGTGTTGTCGCCGACATTCGCGGTGCCGCCGGTCAGATTGCCCTTGAGCGTGTTCGCCGGTGCCTGCGCCGCCATCGCATTGGTCACGAAATTGGCAGGCAGGGCAGCGACATCGGAGATCAGTTCGAACCGGGTCGCGGTGTTGTTCCAGACGACCTGGAACATGCAGCTGGCGGGCAGCATGCCGGCCTGTAGCGCGACGCCATTGAGAACGACAGGCTCGGCACCGAGGCCATTCGGGTTGAGGGTGTAGGCGCCGGTATTATCGGCCGCCGCCTTGAGCACGGTGATGACCTTGCCGGCAAGCGCGGCATAGTTTGCCGGAACGGGGGACAGCGTGACGATGCCGGCATTCGCCGATCCGCTATCGGCTGAGAAATAGCCCGGTGTCGCGACAGAGCCGGTCGCGATGGTGGTGATCGCCGAGGTCAGCTGAGCGACGAGACCCGAGAGGTTGCCGTCATCGAGGACATCGGCATTCAGTGCGTTGCTGATGAAGGTCGCGAGTGCTGCCGCGCTCATCGAGGATTGGCGCAGGATCTTGTTGACCTTGGCCGATAGCGCAGTGCCGGCAGTGAAGCCGTTGTTCAGAATAGCGGTATCGCCGGCAAAGGCCGCCTGCGTCTCGACATTGGCCGCGCCGCCGATCGCTACCGGCTTGTAGTCTACCGTTGTGGTCATCAATCAGGCCTCGGTCAGAAGGTTTCGAGAATGGTCGGCCAGCATCCGCTGTCCCACCCGGCGATCGATGCGTTCTGGACGTCGAACCCGAACAGGGGGGAGAGCGCCACGCTCGGCACCGCAGTCACGAGCCGGACACCGGCCGGCTTCAGCCTGACCGCGCCGGTCGTGAAGAGCGCATTGATCGTCGCGTTCGCGCTCTTGTCCATCAGCGCGGTCAGCATCGACATGTCGCCGAAGTCCTGGATCAGGACCTTTTCCGACGAACCGAACAGCAGCTGCCAGACGCCATAGGCGCCCGGGATCGTTCCATCCCATTGGTTGGAACCGATCGTCGCGTAGAGCAAAGCCCGATAGGCATCGTCGGGGAGCGAGACGAGGCCGGAGGTCGGATCGAATGGTCCCTGCCATGTGCCCTGGTCGAAACCGAGGTTCAGCGTATCGAAGCTGAAATAGACGCCGACCAGCGGCTCGAGCAATTGCCGCGAGATGCCGACCCAGAGCCCGACGATATCCAGCTGCACGCCCACCGCTTCATCGATGTCGAACGCGGTCGGAAGTGCCCCGATGGTCCGACCGATATCGGCAACCGGCTGCAGGATGGCAGCCAGCACAGCGGCGAAATTCGGCTTGCCCTGGTGCTCTGACGTGACGAGGCTGGTATAGGCATCGATCGCCGCTGCCATCAGAGCACCGAGAGACTGATATCCGAGATGGCGAGCGCCGCCTCTTCATTCCATGCCATGGCGAGATCCGCTGTTCCGGGCGAATTGCCGAACAGCGCGATCAGCAGATTGCCATATTCGATCTTGTAGGTTGCCCCGAGCGCGCCCGGCAGCTTCGCCGCGGCGAACATGTCGCCGATATTGACGCTGCCACCAATCGGGAGGGCGGCAACCCATGCGGTCATCGCTGCCTTGATCAGCGCGCCCGTGGTCGAGACGTAGCCGGTCAGTGCGGTGATGCTGAGGCCGGCGATGACCCGCCTGGCAGTGGGGCGGCTGAACCAGACCGTATCCGGCACGCCGTTCTGGTCGATGATGGTCTCGGAGATGGCACCATAGGTCCCGGTGCCGGATTTGCCGCGAGCGATGGCGGTGGCGATGGCGATACTGTCGCCGCCGATGACAACCAGCGCGATCGAGTGCCCGGGGATGCCGTTGCCGTCAGTCGCGCCCGTATCGTTCTCGTAGGGCTTGACGACCTGGACCCCAGACAGATTGAGCACCGCCGAGACGATGCTTTCCAGACGCGTCTGCGCAGGCAGGGACGTCGATACCGCCTGCCGCTGGCGGAGCGTGCCGTCCACCTCCTTGGGTGCCCCCACCGTGGCATCAGCGGCATTCGTGGCCGATTGCCAGCCGCGCTGCGGGTTGACGATCTCGTTGATCGTGCCGGCCGGAGCGGTGATCGCTCCAGCGACTGAACATGTCGCGGTCGCGACCACGGAGCCGGAGCCGCCTATCGTCACCAGCGGGGGGAGGAGCCATTGGTTGTGGCCGACCGTATCCTCGACGATGCCGTTCACGATCTCGGTGCCGTTGGGGCCGACAAGCGTCAGATCAGCCGATGAATTGCTTGGTACAAGGCGGCGGAGACCATTGATCTTGACGACATTCGAGAGCCCGACGCCGACGGCAGTCGCGGGGCTGAACGAGTTATAGACTGCGATGGCCGCGCTGTTGCAGTCATTGATCGCGGCGGCGAAGACGGAAATTAGCTGGCCGTCCTGCGAATCCGGCTCCAGATACGCATCGGCTCCGTAGATCAGCTGGAAGCTCGCCTTGAGCGAGGCAAGCACGTCAGCATAGCTCGGCGCGCTGATGCCTTCGGCCGTCACCGTCGCGGCCAAGGTGGCGAGTGGGAACGTCGTCAATTTCCCATCCCCTTACAGCGATACCGTGAAGGGCAGCGCCCCGTAGATCGTATTGATCACCGCAGACACGACCCATGCGCGGTTCGCCGTGAAGCTGCTCGAATAGCTCTCGATCGAACTGACGCCCTGCGTACCGAGGATCACGGCGCGCGTTGCCTGGTCGGCAGTTTGCCGGCCACCTTCGACGAAGACCTCGGTCGAGTACGGCATGCCGACGGTCTGATCGAGGAACCACTCCCCGCGCATCAGCTTCAGGCGGGTCAGGACTGCCTGCCCGACGCAGGCCGGGCTGTTCGCCAGGAAGTTCGATGCACCTTGCCCAAAACTGTAATCCAGATCGGCGTCTAGCGCGCGGTATCGCATCAGTGGACCTCCCTAGACCGGTGGCCCGGTATCATCACCGCCGGCCGTGACGCCCGAATGCGTATGGGTATGCAGCGCGGTCCCGTTCCCGGTGACCTCGCCGGCAGCATCGATCGTCGAGGTCGCGGCGACCGGGCCGTCGAGCGTGATCCCGCCGGGCGCCGTCAGCTTGATCGTCTGGGCAGTCGGGTCGACCTCGACCACGGTCGCGCCATCATCGCTGCGCAACTGCGCCGCCGTGACCGAGATATTCGACAGCACCCGGGGTTTCGACCGAAAGCCCAGCATCACGAAGCCATCGGACAGATCATGCATCCGCGCCTCGACCGGCGCCTGTACACCACCGGACTGGTGCCAGCTGTCGATCGAGCGCGAGGCGAAAACGACAAGGCATTCGTCGCCGGCTGCGACCGGGAAGGTCAGGGTCACGCCACCGCCCGATGGAAACTGGCAGGGGCAATCCAGCAGCAACGGGAGCGCGACCAGCGAGACCTTATCGTCCTTGTCGGCGAGCCTACCCTTGACCGCTGGAGCCACGACGCACGTCATGGTGGCAGCATCGAAGCTCTGGATGATGCCCGGCATCGATGTCTGTATCTTGGACTGGCGGCCGTCGAGCGCGGCGCGCAGGACCTCGTCCAGATCGTGCGATCTCTCGCGCTGGTCCATGTCAGCTATACCCCCGCGATAGCAATCCCGGTGTCGCGGCCTGCCCGATCGCGATGCAGACTATATCGGTGTACCATTGCTGGCCGCGCGTATCGCCGGAATGCTCGACGACCAATGTACGGTAGAGGCCGTCCGCAGCGATCGATGGAAGGAACGCGTTGGTCTGGGTAGAGGAGAGGCTTAGGCCCAACTCGGCCTGCTGGATGTCGGCATTGTTGATCTTGACCTGGGACCCGACCTTGATCTGGGGATTGAGCAGGCATTTGACCTGAATCCCGTCTTCGGTCTGCTCCGGGAACCCGACCATGCCGGTCGCTGAATTGATCTCGATCGTCTCGCCGGGGAGTGCCGCCTTTCGCGGCAGGATCTGCAGCACGCCGTTCTGGATCGAATAGTTGGTATCGGTCGCCATCGCGAGGTCGCGAAGATGGTCCCGTGCCATGCCGAACATCGTCTTGCCCCGCGGGAGCGTATCGTCGGGCAGCGGCGCGATATAACCCTTCTTGACGTTCATCGCCTTGGCCAGTGCGTCGACCCGGTCGGAGAACGAACTACCCGCCTTCAGCGCGATCTGGATCGTGCCGAAGTTGAGCGCGATATCCCCGTCGGCACCGCTGAGATCGACATAGGTGTCGACGTTGCTTTCGCGGCCCTTCCGGACCTGGACCAGCGTCCCATCGAAGATGGTCCCGAGCTCGCCGCCTTCGTAGCCGGCCGAGAGGATGATCTTCGAAAATTCCTTCTGGATCTGTGCGGCGGTCGATTCCTTGACGTTGTAGACCCGGGCCTGCAGCACATTCGGGGTCTGGAGGTCATGCTGCTTGATCGCGAACTTGATGTGGAGTTCGGAGAGATCGAGGCCAGTTGCGTCATCGGCCACGACCAGCTGGACCTTGCGAAGATATTGCTGGGTCATGCCGGCACGAAGAACAGCTGGGCGTCAGTGCCGAGATTGCCGAACGTCGGTGCGGCGATCGGGTCCTGGACCGTCTGGACGTAGAGCGCGCCCGCGATCCCAGCATCGGCCGCATGTTGCTCGAGCAGGTCGGCGCCGGTCACCAGCGGGATACCCTGGATGATCGGCACTGAACTATCGTCAGCGATATCGAGGAACCAGCCGCCGAGGCCGCCGGGATCGTCCCGCCAGATGACGGTGAAGCGATAGGCGACGCCAGCCAGCGCGATCCTGAACGTCTCGTTGACGCCAGAGAGCGGGATGAGCAGGGGATCGCTCATACCGATGCCGATATCGCGGAACGATCCGGCGGGGTCTGCCATGACGGAACGGTAGCCGTCGACGCCTGGGCTTGCTTGGTCCCGCTCGTCGTCACCGCAGATGTCGCCTTCGGGTTTGCCTGGTTGGCCGCCGGTGCCACGGCCACGACCTGCGTCTGGACGATGATGATCTGGCGGCAATGCGCCGTGAACATCAGCGCCGCCTCGGAACGCTCATCGGTCGTGACCGTGATCTCGGCCAGCAGCATGTTGCTGTAGAGACGCTTGCCGGTCTGGATCCGGAACGGGGTCCGACTGGCCTTCAGTGCCAGGATGCGCTGGTACAGGTTCGTGACATAGCCTTCGTCACCACCAGCTTCAGCGCTCGAATTGGTAGCACCAAAATCGATCTGCACCTCGGCTGGATCGTCGAAGGCGTGATCGCTGATCTCCGCGCCCTGCTCGACGGGATGCGAGGTGATCGTCTGCCTGTCGGTGTGGTTCTCACGGAAGGTCACTAGTGCGGTGATCGGCCCGAAGAAGCGCATGGGGCTTATGGTGATGAATTCCGGCATATCAGTTCAGCGTCGATTTCGCGTTGCGGAGCGCGTTCGCCCAGACCCGATCCTGCGCAGTGGCAGTGGCCGATGCGGTCGCCTTCGGGTCCTTCGCCCCGTCAATGTGGATCGTGGTCTTGTGGTGCATGGTGATGTGCTTGGTGGCGTTCGGATGGAGGCCGCGGCGCAGATCGCCCGCAGTCCCGGCGCCTGGACGCATCATCTTGGTGATGTAGTGGATGAACGCGGTCTTCTCGTCACCGGAGCCGCGGATCGCGTCACCGGCCCCCTTCTCGGTATTGTTGAACTCCCAGAGCATGAACCCGAGTTGATCGATCAGCGAAGAGCCATGGATGTCCTTGCCCCATAGGCGCTTGAAGTCGCGCTGCCGCGGCTTCAGCCACTGGCCGATGCCATAGGCCGACGAATTCGGGTTCTTGACATCGACACCACCGCCCTCGGCGAAGACGCCGCGCGCGATGCCCGAGGCCTGCGCCTCAGTGAAGCCGTTGGCCATGAAATAGGCCTTGACCTGATCGAGCATCGCCGGGCGACTGCCCTGCTGCTGCTTGCTGGTCGAGGAGCCGAGATAGTTCTTTGCCGGCTCGCCGAACGAGCCGGGATCGCCAGAGGTATCGCGATGGATGCGAATCCAGCCGCGCGGGTCATACCAGGCGTAGGGATTCTCCGCGTTCTTCTTGGCCCGGTCAGCATCAAACTTCTTCATCTCGTCAGGCGTGAGATGCTTGATCTTGGGGACGAGCTCGTTCCAGTGCTTCGCCGCCTCGATCACGCCGAGGATGGCCGCAGCGAGCAGCAGCCACGGCCATGTCGCGGCGATCGTCGCGATGGCGAGTGCCGCCAGCGCAGCGATCACGACATCGGCGAAGGCGTCGATCTCCTCCTTGGTGCCGAGGAACTTCATGACACCCGGGAATAGTTCCTCGAACTTGTCGATCAGTCCCTGGAGCTTGTCCATGACCTGCAAGGCGACGACCGAGGCGAACAGCCCCAACTCTGCCTTGAGGTCGCGCATCGACGTTTCGAAGCGGTTGGCGGCATCCACATTATAGCCGAGCGCGTCGGCCATCTCCTTGTACTTCTGCATCTCCAGTTCGAGCCGATCCGGATCGGTCGAAAGCTGGAGGAATGTCTTTTCGTCGATGCCCATCAGCTGGGCTTGGCGAAGGCCGATCGCCTGACCTGCGGCCATGCCGAGCCGCTTGTTCTGCGCTGCCCAGAAGCGGCCTGCGCTGATGAGCAATTCGGAGGTGCCGAGCAGCGCGCCCTTGGAATCGGTCGTCTTGATGCCCCAACCCTGCATGGCATTGATCAGGCCGGGCGTGAACCGCATCTTGGAGGCGAGGGATTCTAGGCTGGCAGTCGCACTCTCGGCGCTACCGCCCATCTGCGAAATCGCGAACCCGAACGCGCTGATATTCTCGGCGCTGTCGCCAACGCGCCGCGACGTGAAATAGAGGGTGTCGAGATTCTGCGCCATCTTGAGGACGCCCGCCGCGACCTTCTCGGCCACATCGGCAATGATCTCGCCCAGCGCGACGGCCTTGACCGTGATGCCGTCGAGACCACCCTGAAACTTCTTGTACGAGCCGTCATCGATCTGGAAGCCCAGAGAGATGAGATATTCCTTGAGCACCGATGCGTCGCTCATCGGTCACTCCCTCCCGGTGCCGGCGGAGCCAGCCTGAACTCGTTCTCGTCGAGCACATCTATCATCTCGTTGCATTCCGCGATGAGGTCGAGGGTCACCGCCGGGTCATCGAGACTTTCCGCCCGCAGCATCTTGCGCGCCACCGGGCGCCACAGCCAGTCCAAGCCGTCGGGCATGCTGACTAGCCCCCCTGGCACGCTTGTTTCAGGCCGCCGGCTTACCCAGCCGGGGGCCCCGCGGACAAAAAACTTGCGACGTTCGCCTGTACGACGTGCCAGACGATGCGGAGCATCATGGGCATGTCGATCCACGCGAACATAGGTTCACCGGCCACCCAGATCGATTGCCAGCCCGAGTCACCATGCAACTTGAGCTCGACGACGGCGAGGCAGGTATCGAGGATGTAGTCGGCATCATCCTCGGGCATTTCGGCAAAGGCAGCGCCGATCGGGCGCAACACCTTCTCAATCGAGATGGGATCGTCCTTGTCGAGCGTCTCGGTACCCTTCAGGAACGGAGACAGGTCCTTGAGCATGGCAAGGAAGGGGGCGAGTCGCCGGGCGACATGAAAGGCCTTGCGCGGCGTCAGGCCATTGGCGCGGAATGCATGATCGCCGATGTTGAAATTCTGCACCAGTCAGCTCCTAGAACAGGCTCGGAGCGCCGGAGCCGAGCAGGACGTCGGCGACGATCGCGTCGAACGTCCATTCCATCGTCCCGCCGTCCTTGGCGTAGTTGATCGGTGCCGGCTTCTTGAACGCGACGTCACGCAGCGTTGTCGTGTCGCCGCGCGCGATGTCCGAGACGGTGATGAGGTTCTGCCCCCACAGCGCGCTCGATGCCTTCTGGGCATTGTAGGCGGCACGCAGCTGCTGGTTGCGCGGCGACGTCTTCAGCAGCCGGATCGTGACCGTCGCGGCGTTTCCGGCATGCAGCGAATGCATGCCTTTACCATCGGCGCCGATCGACATCGAGTTCTTGTCCTCGATGGCATCGATCGTGATGCCCTCCTCGGCGTTGCCGGAGCCGGCGCCAAGCGAGAAGGAACCTGTCGGGCCGCCGAACGAAGCGGCGACGTCGAGGAATGAATATGCGGCGATGGTCGCCTCCTGTCAGCAAGAGTGAACGGGGTGAGGCTCAGGGATTGACCGTCAGCGCGATATTCGCGCTGTGGATCGCGCCCGCGGTCTTGGCTGCGATCTGGAGCGGAACGGATTTGCGCGCGACCCGGTCGGCCGCCTGCTGCGACGAAACCGGGGGCTGGTAGATGTAATAGCCCTTGGGCAGCCGGTCGCCAGTCGAAAGCTGGCCGAAGCCAGAACCAGTCCACGTCCCGGCCGCGAGATAGCCGTTGGCCACAAAGGCAAGGCATGCCGTTTCGAGCGCGTTGGCCAGCAGATGGGTACCCGCATCAGTCTGCGGAATCTTCTTCTGCGCGACCAGGGCATTGAAGCCGTTGGTCTGGATCTGGTTCGCGAGCGCCAGCGCGCCAAACATCTCGTCGATGAAGATCTGGTTCGCCGTTGGTGAGGAACAGACGCACCAGCCATTATTGATGATCGAGACGCCGTTCTGGTAGGTCGCGTAATAATTATAGCCCTTGCTGTCGAGCGCAGCGGCCTGGTTGGCGTTGAGCAGTTCGGGACCGATGCCCGTCATCGGCTTGAACGCCAGCGTGATCATCGTGTCGGAACCGGCGAGATTGATCGTCAGCAGATCACCCCAGGCCGCGCAGGCGGCGTAGAGGCTCTTGCTCGAATAGACGACAAAGGTCCGCTGATAGCCCAGCGCCTGAAGCACCGGCCCAATATCGGTCGAGGTGGCCGTCGACAGCGCGGCGGCAGCAGTAGAGGTGAACCCGTACATGTGCGGGAGGGATGACGCCTCGATATAGGCGGCAACGGCCTGGCGGTCCGCGTCGACCGCGCTGGTGCAGGCATCATCGTTCAGCGCGAACCAGTAGGTCGAGAGGCTGTCCAGCGTGTTGACTGCCGAGAGCAGTGTTTCCGCCGCGATGCCGTCGACCTCATAGGCTCCGGAGAAGGCTGCAGTGCAGCCGAGCAGCGCGGACAGGTCGGTGCCCGAGGTCGGCGCCTGTAGCGGCTTGACCTTCGATGCCGCGCCGGTCGTGGTCGACTTGAACACGAAGTTCGCGCCCGTCCATGTGCAGGTCGCGCCGATCGAGGCGCCGGTCAGCGCGGTCGTGATCAGCGTCGCGACCGCATTGAGGTTTGCCGCGCCGGAGAGATTGATGGACGCGACGTTGACCGGTGACGCAGCCGCATCGACCTGGATCTTGAACCCGCCCGACGAGACCGCGGTGAAGATGCTGAGCAGCTGCTGTGCCGCACTGAGCGTGCCGCCGAACATCCTGCCATTGGTCGCGGCCTGGGCCCAGCGGCCGATATACAGCTGCGTCGGCTGCGGGCTGGCGCTGAAATAGGCCACTGCAGCCAGATATTCCGGCGCGGTCGTACCGAAGACGGCGGCGACGCCGGCCAGACTGCTGAACGACATGATGCGGGTCTGGGTGTCGATGACATCCGACTGGCCCATGACGAGCAGGGAGTTGAAGTTCGCGAACTGGGCGCCCGGGCTGGTGAGGCTGAGGCTGACCGCGATGACGCGCGATACGGAAAGACCAATGGCCATTTACGTCGATCCCTCGAAAAGGGGTGGGGCGCTGTTTACGGCGCGGTGGAAGCGGTGATCGGCTCGGCGAGCGCGTCGGAGATGAGCGCGGCGTCCAGCGATTCGAGATTGAGGATCCGATAGGTCCGGTCGACCTGCCGGCGGACACGCACGGTGAGATCGGCACGCGGGTACCATTGGTTATTGACGAGATCAGCGGACTTGGTGTGGCCGGAGCATTCGATCAGCTTCAGGCCGAAGGCATACATCGCTTCCCGGTTCTGGCTGATCTTCAGGCCGTCCCGCAGCAGCTTCGAATTCGTCTCGCAGTTCGGGCCATAGAAGGAGATCAGGACATCGATCTCCTCATGCGCCTGCTGCGTGCTCGATCCCTCTCCGGTCGGGTCATGGCCTTCAAACGGGAAGGCGTCCGAGATGAGCGTCGTCGTGCCGACAGCTGCCCAGTCGACATCGATCGACGGCCGGCCTGCCGGGTTGGATTGCCAGCGCGGCCAGACGAGCTTGCCCGGCAGTCCGGTGATCCCGGTGACCGTGGCTTGCAGCGCGACATAGAGCGCCGTGTCGTTGATCGGCGGTGTGGAGATCGGGGCGAGGAAGCCGCCGGTGCTCGAGTCCGTCATCAGAACGGTGCCGTCGCGATCGTAGGCTGCGATGAGCAATCCGCCTGGACGAAACCGCGGCCGAACTTCGAATAGTCGTAGACCCGGTTGACGTAGAAATTATCGCCGTTCCAGACGATGAAGTCCGGGAGATAGGTACGTCCATCCGCGGTCGAGGCCGAACGGAGCCGGAATCTCGTATGCACCTCGATCAGTCTGGGCAGCGCCTGCTGGTCGGGCCCGCGCTGGAT